CGGGGACTTCCCCGTCGTTGGTTACGATCAACGAATCCCAACGGAGATTGCAAATGAAATCTTCTCGCAACTCTCACGTTGTCACCTCAACCTGGTCAGCTTTTCCGGCTGGGTTGCAGCGGGGGAATATATCGCTACTTGTATTACTAGCGGTGATTTTCATCTTCTCTGTGACTTCGATCCTGATATTACGGATCTGGGTCCCGACGATGCCTACCACCTTCGCCAATGTACAGCATTCTGGCGGAAGCGATCAGACATCGACCTCGGACGAGACTTACAGTCCGAGGCCATAGCCAAGTTTCTGGCTGCAGAGAACCGCTGTCGCGAGACCAACGCCATCTTTCGGGCGCATAGTCAGGGTAGACTACAATTTCACCCTGATGTTGAGTGGATGCTATATTCCGCTCAGCAGAAAATCTGTGCGTTCCTCCGGAAGCATTTCCCGGAAGGTGCACCAGAGGTCCATGAGCTGAAGCCCAGGTTCGGGCCAGGGGCCACGACAACGACCCCAAAAAAGAACGCGTGTATCCCTATGAAACTTTGGAACACGCCCGCTTGTGCTGCAAATACAACTAGCCTTCTCCCGCGGATGATGGAGCAATCCGGTCTGATGCGGGAAGGTCTTTGGACGTTCCCTGTTGAGGGGAGCAAGGTTAGTTTCGCACCCAAGAACGCCACGGCCTTACGGCCTGTCTGCACAGAGCCCGCCTGGAATGGAATGTTCCAGAACGGCCTGGGCGACGCTTTACGGCGTCCGTTGCTGAGTATTGGAATCGATCTTCGCGATCAATCCGCAAATCAACGCGGGGCGATGTACGGTTCCATCCACGGGAAAACAGCTACTGTGGATAAATCAGCCGCCTCTGACCTCAATAGCCTTGGTCTGACCAAGTGGCTCTTCCCGATGGACTGGGAGAAGCTGCTGTTCGAGTTAAGCTGTCGTGAGACAACCTTGCCGGACGGTACTGTTATAGAACTGCATAAGCTTTCATCGATGGGAAACGGTTTTACATTCCCTATCGAGTGCCTCGTATTTTGGGCGTTAGCTAATGCGGCGGTCGACTTCTGCGTGGCCCATGAAGGGCTAGTTCGGGATCACTACCCGGATGTGCTAGTATATGGGGATGATGTTATCCTTCCTGTGCCTGCATTACAGAGGTATAAAGAGGTGCTTGACGCAGCCGGTTTTCTAGTGAATCAAAAGAAGACCCATAGTTCCGGTTCATTCCGGGAGAGCTGCGGCAGGGACTTT